ATGCGAGCGTGAGCACTGGCGTGACCCACTAGAATCCAAGTATAGTAAATTGGAAAACCTGTGGCGCACATTCCGTAAGAAAGAAGATGATACCTATCATCACCAAATCTTCCTACACTATGTAAACGCACAAGGACCATTTGTTCATCATGCTAATGACAGATGATTAATATTCTATTTTATGTTCCTCTTTTTTCTTATGAAGTCAATGAATGGGATCGTAAAAAGAAAGCACTATTGTCTAGGATAAATCAAAACAAATTTGATTATTACGGAGCAAATACTTTTCAAACAGATCGCCATTCTAAAAAGAATAGATATGCCCTTGATTTTGAAAATATTTTTGCAGAGGAACTAGAACAGTTTAAGACAGAAGCAGAACTTAAATACTTAAGAGTAACTGATATCTGGACCTTAAAATATACAAAAAGGAACGAAAATCATTGCCCACATAACCATCGTTCGATTGGATATACTGGACTACTTTACCTCGAATATAATGATAAAGTCCATGAACCGACTAAGTTTATTGGACCATGGAATGATCCAGTAAATGATACAACTCAACTTGCTTCTATTCCAAATCCCAAAGAAGGTGTAATGTATATTTGGCCAAGTTCAACGATACATTATGCTGATGCCATGAAAACAAACAAACTTCGTATGATTACTTCCTGGGATATGGATGTTAAATAGTATATAATTTTATAACCAATTATGAATTTCGCAGTTTATTCAAAAGATGATTGTCCTTACTGTAGTAAAGTCAAACAAGTATTAGAGTTGACAGGCAGTAACTTTGTAGTGTATACTCTTGGTACGGACTTTACCAAAGATGAGTTCTATGCCGAGTTTGGAGAAGGATCAACTTTTCCTCAGGTAATTTGTGATGATAAAAAATTAGGAGGGTCAGTTGACACAATCCAATTCCTCAAGGAACAACAAGTCATCAAGTCCTAACATAAATAAACCAGAAGACCACTTTAATCGTGGCGTTGAACTTATACTTAATGGAGGAAAAAGAAAGCAGACTCAACCGTTCCACATCATCTTTGAGAAGATGGTTTGCTTTCTGAATCGGGAAGTAACCATCTATTTTGAATTTTCCTTTAAGTCCAGGAAAAGAAAAGTAGTTTCCCGAGGTAAAAGAAATGCTCGCAGTTAGTTTAGTTTTCGGTTCCTTTCTAACCGTTTTGTTTCTTATAGTGGGAGTAATGGCAGGTTGGGTGGCAAGAGAATATATGATGAACTATCGGGAGATTCCAAGACCTCACCCCGAAATGTTTGACAATCAGGGTAACCTGATACCGGATGAGGTGATCGCATTTAACTTTGAAAACTATCATGACTACGAAGACAACAGCACCGAAGAAGACGACGACGAATAAGACGGCAACACAAACAATTAAGGTTGCTCCATCACTGGATCTTCCTAATAATCCATTCGTCTTTGAAATTTTAGATCTGGCATCAAGGCAAAAATCAAATGCCAAAAAAGTAGAAGTACTTCAGAAGTATGAGCACATCTCACTAAAGTCTGTTTTTGTATGGAACTTTGATGAGAGTATTGTAAGTATGCTTCCTGATGGTCCAGTTCCTTATTCTGGATACTCCGAACAAACTTCTTATAGTGGATCTCTTTCTACGAAGATCACCGAAGAAGTTCGTAAGATGCACGAGACAGGATCATTCTCTCTTGGATCCACTGATAAGCAGGGACACACTACAATTCGCAGAGAGTATGTAAACTTTTACCACTTCGTAAAGGGTGGTAATGATTCTCTGAATGGTATTCGTAGAGAAACGATGTTCATCAACATTCTGGAGGGTCTTCATCCACTAGAAGCAGAAATCGTCAGTCTCTGTAAGGACAAGAAACTTGGTGAGAAGTATAAGATCACTAAAGAGATTGTCTCTCAAGCATATCCCGATATTCAGTGGGGGAATCGTTCTTGATATGGGAAAGGGCATCAACATTATTCATACAAACTGTGACCCATCCTTTGCCGAAGATAAGAGTCTCCCACGAGATTCTTATCTAATCAGTTATGGTGACAGTGAAGGTGAGAAGTTTGATATAGTACAAGGTCTTCGTTCTGACATCTTTGATCACTATTGGGACAAGTATCGTGATGTAAGAAGCATGGGTTGGACAGAAGGCACAGTCAATCCAAAGTCATGGGGATATCAAACACCCAAAACCAAAAAGCGAAAGTGATTCCCCATATCGGCGGAAATTTTCCCGGCAAATTTTTCTCGCGTGAGGGTTTTCACAAATCTTCACGCTTTTTAGTATAATATAGATACAGTTTCGTATTTATTGTTACAGTTTTCACACAAAGGTTGCCTATATAGGATGAATAGGAGTATAATAACCTCCTAACGTTCATCCTATGACTAAAGCACTTTTGCTTTTAGCATGGGTTCCACTTCTTTCTGTTTCAACGCCACAACTCAAATCATATCCTGTGACTATAAGTTGTGACGCCGCGTGGGAACTAATGGACATCGTTAAAAACGACGATGTAGTCCACCAAAGAGTAGAAGACCGATTGCTTTTAGAACTCCGAAAGGATGTGATTCAAAGGTGCTAAAAACTGAATAGGACGGAAGTAAGCCGACTCGGAACGGATTCGTTCATTTATGGAACAATTATTCTTAACCTGTTTACAAGCACAACTTCTCATTAGCAGAGTTAATGCTAGTAATTTTGTTACAGATTATCAAAAAAATGATCTTGTATGTGAAATCAAACAGTTAACAAAGAAAAGTTGTTTCATAGACGCAAAAGCCGACTGAAGGAACGCTCTTTAACTTAACACTTAAGGAGAACCCTAATGTCTAAAGTCGTTTATCGTGGCCAAGCATACGACACAGAAGTTCGTAAGCAACAACAGGCACAACAGCAACAAGAACCCCAACAATACAACGAGACCTATCGTGGTGTTCGTTTTGTAAAGGAGGGGCACAAGTGAAAAAACTTAACTTCCTACAACTCATTAAAGAACAAAAACAAAAAGAACAGCGTCGTCATCAAGCCCAACTAGCACAATTAGTAGGAGCATCAATGTATGTTCAGTGGTTGGACAAATAATGGAAAACTACACATACCATTATGATGATATGGACAAGGACAACCGACCTCCTGCTTGTTATCAACTAACATATAGAGGTTGTAATTATTGGTCTTGTTATATCGTTCATTTGGATGAGTGGTTTGAAAAAATGTTTAAGTTTGAGGGAGATTGACTCTCCCTCTTTTTTTGTGTAGGTATAAACTCGTAGGCATAAATTTTTGTTGCGGAATATCAGAAAATCCACACAAAACACATAGATAGTAGTAGAATATGTGTGGTGATACAAATGAACGAAAACTCCTTTGTTATGATATTCTTTGTGCGTGGAGGTCATTATGCACAACTTAATTTCTTACAATCAACTTGCGGGTTGGGGCAAACTTGAGAAGACAATTGATAAATTTACAGAACAGAACGAGTTAATGAATGACTATTTCAATTGTTTGATTGAGTGTGACGAAAATCAGCAAACCTGTAAAAGAATATGCCGGGAGATGTTGAGTAAAATGTAATGTTCATTGGAGGGGTTGATCCCCTCCTTTTTTTATGTTAAAATAATCAGAGAGAACCGTATCTTATGGACAAAGAAAAACTTAAACTCATCGTCCGTAATCTTGAACTGTTGGTTGACTCTCTGAAGGCAGAAGTTTATTCTGATGTCTCTGCTTATCAGGCAACAGAAAAAACAACAGAAAGATTTATAGATTATGATGAACTTTATGACGATGATGATGGGTACGCAGATTAATGACTAGTAGAGCAAAAAAACTGATTAAATTGCTTGAACGACTTGTCAAGCAAGATCATCTTTATACTGATGAAAAAATCAGAGAAATGAAATCCCAACTTAAAGAGTTGAAAGAGCAACTCTCTGAATTGGAGGCAAAAACATCAAAAGGATTTGGAAAGAAATGAGCGTAAAACTGATTAGTGTAACTCCCGATGCAGAACAAACAATGGCGTATGTTGCGAGAGTTAGTAATCCTGCGAATCAAGACAACGAAAACTATGCCAAGTTGCTTGCTTATTGTATTAAGCATAATCATTGGTCTGTTTTTGAGCAGTCTTTTATGACTCTTGAGATTGAAACGAATCGTGGCATTGCCGCACAGATTCTTCGTCATCGCTCTTTTACCTATCAAGAGTTTTCACAGCGTTATGCCGATACTTCACTGATTTCTGAATACATTCCAGTTCCTGATCTTCGTCGTCAGGATACCAAGAATCGTCAAAACTCTATTGATGACATTGGGCAGTATGAAAAACTGACACTCCAAAGCAAGATTCAAGAGCATTTTGCGGAGGGTATGCGACTCTACAAGGAACTTCTGGGTCACGGTGTGGCAAAGGAGTGTGCTCGCTTTGTACTGCCTCTGGCGACTCCTACACGCATTTATATGAGTGGATCTTGTCGCAGTTGGATTCACTACATTACTTTGAGGTCTGCTAATGGAACTCAACAAGAGCACATGGATATTGCTCTAGAGTGTAAGAAGGTATTTTCCGAACAATTCCCGACAGTGGCAGAAGCCCTTGAGTGGGTCTAAATAAATTATCTTGATTTCGTAACTTATGTGTCCTGTATATCCTGTTATTAATCAAACCACTGGTGAACAGAAAGAAGTGGAAATGAGCATCCACGACTGGGATCAGTGGAAGTCTGATAATCCTGAATGGATTCGTGATTGGTCGGATCCTTCTACTTGCCCTTCTCCTGGTGAGGTGGGGGAGTGGAAAGATAAGCTCGTCAATCGTAATCCTGGATGGAACGATGTTCTTCATAAGGCATCCAAAGCACCTGGTTCTCGCGTAAAGAAAATCTAATGGCAAGAAGAAAAAGATCATCTGCAGAGCAACCTATCGGGGTTGGACTCACGGCAAAACAGATGAAAAGAAAAAAACCTTTGAGTTCCGATTATCTGGTTGATATTGATCCTCTCACAGAAAACCAAAAGCGTTTATTTGATTCATATAAGGAAGATAAGCACATTGTTGCCTATGGTTGTGCTGGAACAGGTAAGACATTTATTACACTCTACAATGCTCTTCAAGATGTTCTGAACGAATATACTCCTTATGAAAGAATCTATCTTGTTCGTTCTCTTGTAGCAACTCGTGAAATTGGGTTCCTTCCTGGAACTCATGATGATAAGGCAGATATTTACCAGATTCCTTATAAGAATATGGTGAAGTATATGTTCCAGATGCCTTCTGATGCCGACTTTGAGATGCTCTACGGAAATCTCAAGTCACAAGAGACCATTAAGTTCTGGAGCACTTCTTTCCTTCGTGGAACGACTCTTGATAACTCAATCATTATTGTAGATGAGTTTCAGAACCTAAACTTCCACGAATTAGATTCTATTATCACTCGTGTGGGTGAGAATACACGAATTTGTTTCTGTGGTGATGCCTCACAGTCAGATTTACAGAAGACAAATGAGCGTAATGGTATTGTAGACTTTATGACAGTCTTGCGTAAAATGCCGTCTTTTGATATAATTGAATTTGGTGTAGAAGATATTGTTCGCTCTGGTCTCTGTAAAGAATACATTATCGCAAAAATGGAAGCAGGTTTTTAATGTTTAATCATGTTGATATTGAACTCCCTCAACTAGAGAGGGAGACTATAGATGGTGTTCGTTATTATAAAGTTCCAGATGAAGACCAACTATTGAAGTTGGTCTCCATTACTTCTATTACCAGTCACTTTAATAAAGAGATCTTTATTAATTGGCGTAAGAAAGTTGGTGAGGAAGAGGCAGATCGTGTTACAAAAGCGGCAACCAGTCGTGGAACCGATATGCACACATTGGTAGAACATCATCTTAAAAATGAGGATCTACCAAAAGTTCAACCACTATCTGACTTTCTCTTTAAAATCGCAAAAACAGAACTTAATCGCATAAATAATATTTACGCCCTTGAAGGGTCCCTATATAGTAAGCAACTAGGTATTGCTGGGACAGTTGACTGTATCGCTGAATATGACGGCGAGTTAGCAATAATAGACTTTAAGACTTCTAAAAAACCAAAACCACGCGAGTGGATTGAACACTATTTTGTTCAATGTATGGCATACGGTTGTATGTTGTACGAACTGACTGGTATTTCAGTCAAAAAACTTGTAATCATTATGGCTTGTGAAAATGGAGAATGCGTCGTCTATGAAGAACGAGACAAATCAAAGTACATCAAACTACTCGGCAAATACATTAGAAAGTTTGTTGGAGATAAACTGGAACTCTATGGAACCAAATAAGGAATTAGAACAGGCAATAGAAAGCAAGTTTTTAACACCTTCCAAGTTTGCTTTGGAAATTGAAAAGATTGTTGCCGAAGAAAACTTCAACTATATTGATGCTATTTGTCACTATTGCGAAATCAATAGTCTTGAAGTAGAATCAGTCACGAAACTCATTTCAAAACCTTTGAAAGAGAGACTGAAGTGGGACGCAACTCGTCTTAACTTTATGAAGCGAACTTCAAAAGCAAAATTGCCATTGTGACTGTGAGCCCCTTTGAAACTTATCAACATTATCTCTCACTCAAAAATCATTTCACAAACCCAAAATACGATTTCTTTAAGTACGGTGCGAAGACTCGTGCTAGTATGACATCCTTTAATAAACGCAAGGACAAATACTGGTTTGAGAAGACAAGTCGTAAGTATAATGACAAAGAAGTCGTAGACTTTTTAGTATCAAATTTTGTATCCGTAGATAACCCACAAAACTTATGGATTGGAGAAATTATCAATTCTGGCGAAAGAAACTATTCAGAGTGGATGAAGCGCCAACAGAGTTTGACTTACTTGTTCAAAGAACAAAGCAACGAATTATTCTCGGAAATCAAATTAGACGATGCCTTGAATTGTTCCAAAGGTCATCCACCCGTCCTTAAAAAG